CCTGTACCAAAATGTTCAAACATAGCCCAAGGAAATTTATCTTTATCTGTATATACACGGCCTTTCACTTCTTTTGTAGACATATCAATCATTTCAACTAATATACCTTCTTCGTTGTTTCCTTTTTCCAACCTTATAGCATAATCTCTAATGTTTTTTAATACATCTTCTGTTATGGCTTTTGCAGTTTGTGGTAATTTCTGCATTATAGCATTTATATTCTTGAAATTATGTTTTACTTTTATATTACAATTGAAATTTATCATTGTATTTTCTCCATTCTATACACATAAGTACTTCCTATTTGGTTTTTATCTAACACCTTATATTCTGGAATAAACTCCTCTAATTTTGGGATATCTTCAAATGATATTCCATTGCCTTTTTGTATATCATAATCTCTTGTCGTACGACCTTTATATGTACTATAATCAACTTCACCAGTAGACTTTCTATCTAATTCGTTTACATCTTGTTGCATGTTTAGCCAAGCTTGTCCTTTATATTTCCATACTTTATCTATCTCGCCATGGTCTTCTATTTCTTCATATTCTGATATATATACTTTTGTTAAAT